CAGCGACACACCCGTGTTGCCGCTTGATCCGGTCAGCACGTCGATATACGCCGTGCCAGAACTCGTCGGGTAGACATACACGCCGTACGCATTGCCAGTACCAGACAACACCGCATTCTGCTTAGCAACCGTTAGAGACGCTCCACTGGTCGCCCCCACCAGCAGATTCCCGCTCGCATCCAGCGTCATCGCTTGCGTGAACGTGATCGCGTTGCCAGCGGTGCCCGATGGGGCGCTGAACCACTTATGAGCGCCAGTATCTTGGCTATACAACGCCGCCGCCGCCGTGGCAGCATACTTGAAGCCACCGCTGTAGACGGTGTTTTGCGTCAAATAGTTTGACGTGCTGGTGTAACCCCACAACGCCGTACCGTTCGTCAGCTCAATGGCTTTACCTAGTGTCCACGAACTCGGCGTCACCCCGAGGCCGAGGTTGCCCGCACTATCAACCGTCAGCTTGGTGCTAAATCCGCTGCCGGGAGTTTGAACGATGAAGTTGCCAGACGAGTCCGCCCCGATGTACGCCTCAGAACCTGAGTTCTTCAGGCCGAGATAAGCGACCGTGCTGGAACTCGTCAGACGAGCAACGGTTACGCTAGATGATGCGACATCCAACTTGTACGATGGCGTCGTCCCGACGCCAAAGTTGCCGCTGGAGTTGACTTGCACACGGCCTGCACCGCCAGCACCGATAAACACGGTGCCGCCTGACTCCTGCAAGTACGCATTGCCGCCAGCGCCAGACAGATACAGCACGGCACCGGATGCGATGCTAAGATTGCCGGTGGTTAGTGAGGCATTGCCGCTGGAATCCACGGCAAAGCGGTCAGCACCGCCAGTTCTTACAAGGAAGCTGCCAGTGCCAGATGCCTCTATGTATGCCCGCCCCGGAACCGTTGGGTGCGTAGAGCCAGACAGTAGCAACTGTGCGCCATCTGCCGCCGTTCCGCCAGATATTCGCATGATGGCGGTCGTGGCGTTTCGCGATAGCTCTTGTCCAATTACCGACGTCCCGCTCACCGTCAGGCTCGACAACGTGCCGACGCTGGTCAGGCTCGACGCCGTGACGCCCGACGCCAGCGTGCTGCCCGTCAGCGTCCCCGCTGCCGCCGTGACCGTGATGTCCGCCGTGCCATTGAAGCTGACGCCGTTGATGTTCCGTGCCGTCTGGAGCGCCGTGGCCGTCGCGGCGTTGCCCGTTGTGCTGCCGCTTGAGCCCGTGACCGATCCGCTGATCGGGTTGGTGACCGTCAGGTTGGACAACGTGCCGACGCTGGTGAGGCTCGAGGACAAGACGTTTGACGCTAGGGACGTCCCCGTGAGCGTTCCGGCGGCGGCCGTCACCGTGATATCGGCCGTCCCGTTAAACGCCACCCCGTTGATATTCCGCGCGGTCTGAAGCGCCGTCGCGGTTGAGGCGTTGCCTGAGACGCTGCCGGTGAAGCTGGCCGTAATCGTGCCCGCCGCGAAGTTGCCCGACCCGTCCCGGACCACGACCGTGTTGGCCGTGTTCGTGCTGGCCTCAACCGTTAGCGGCGTGACGATGTTGATCGCGATGACGCCCGTGCTGGCGTTCGCGCGAACGATCCAGCCTATCGGCTGATACAACCCGCTGGCCGGCTTGGTTGCCGTGAACCCGCCCGCCCCGGCCGAATAGATAATGTCGTTGACCGTGTAGCCGTTCGTGTTGACGTTCTCGATCTCGCCGATAATGATCGCCGTGCCGAAATCGCCCGTCGTCAGCGCCGCGTCTGCGAAGCCCAGCGCGAGGTCCGTCGATGCCACCGTCTTAACAACTTCAATGGCGTCTTGGCCGGCGTTGTATCCCACCGCCTTGACCACATCGCCGCGCACGAGGTTCTCGTTCGCCTTAATTCGGAAATGCGTATGGTTCGCGCCGACGACGTTCGTGTAGTTGTCAATCGTCTTGTTGGTCAGAGTTGCCGGGTCGCTGGTCGTGACCGCGCGGTCCGCCACGTACGAGCAAAACACGTCCTTGGCGCCGGCCGAGAACGGCACCAGCGCGTCCGCGTTCGACGATTGCAGCACCGTATCGCGGGACAACGTACCCGTGCCGACCGTGCCGATGCCGATTTCCCACTCGGTGTTGTACTGGATGACGTAGTAGACGGTCGCGCCGTTTGCGAACGCCGTATTGAACGCCTGAAACCCGGTGACCGCGCCGCCCAGGGTAATCGTCCCCGTGCCGACGGTCGTCGTGGTTTCGCGGACGCGATCTGCGAGCAATGGCATCGTCTATCCCTTACTGAATGGTCAGGACGCCCGTGGTCGGGTCGAAATCCACCGTGAACGAGTCGCCTGCGCCTACCGTCAGCGTCGATCCGAAATCGTACCACGCGATCAAATCGTCGTTTGCGCTGGTGTCGTTATACAGGACGATGTACCGAAACGGCCCGATCGGCCCGCCGCTTGCCGTCCAGGTGGCCGGATCGGCTAGCACCAGCTTGTACAGGCCGCCTGTCTGCGCCGAGCTGGTCACCGTCGCGACGTTGCCTCCCGCCGTGTACCCGTTGCCCGGCGCGATTTCCGCGAGGTCCGCCTTAACCGCATCGGCGGCGGCGTCCGGCGTCGCGTTGCTCAAATAGACCTTGAGTGTGTTCGTCTGGAAATTGTGCTTGCCTTCGGCCAGCGCCTCGACGAACGCGTAAAACTTGTTATAGGTCGCCATTGGTTTGGCCTCCGGTTATAGGGTCTCGCCAGGCACCGCGTCCCGGCACATCTGTTCCACGACCGACAGCGCGTTCTCGCCCCACGCGCGAAACGTCCCGCCGTATTTCGGCGTCATCACTACCAGCAGCTCGCCGGATGGACTGCGCGTCACCTCAACCATCTGCCCATATCGCGCCGCCAACGCCTCGGCCCGCGCCTGATCGGACGGCGAGAGGGTCGTGCGCCGTGCGTCCGTGCCGTAGCTGATGCGTCGGTCCATCTTAGGATTCCGTGACGAGGTGATAGCCGTCGCGGACGTCGACGTCCTCGAACAGCGTAAAGGTGCCGTATTCCGTCGGGTCGATCGCCTCGAGCGTGATGCGCTGACAACGCAACGCCCGCAGCAAGACGACCCCTCGCGTAAAGTACAGCGGCCCATTGCCGTCGCGCACGATGCCGAACTTCGGCACGTTGACATAATCTGCGACAGTGGCCGTAGCTTGCGTTTGCGATTCGATGTGCGCTTGCGGGTTGAGCGGGATCTGCTCGGCGTCGGCCGTCATATCCAACCGGCCCCAAAACTCGCCGACCTTGACGTACACCGGCCGCGAAAACCCGTCCGCGCCGCCTTCCGTGCGTTCCCAGAACGTCAGCCGGCGGTCCAACAACCCCGGCATGACCGTCATAGCGCCACCGGCAGCTTGAGCAGCCGCAGCGTTTTCATCACCCGTGCGATCGTCTCGCGTCCCGCGTCCCACGTGATCGACGTCCCGGCCGCCGTTTCCGTTGCCGCGCCAGGCGTCCGGCGCTGGTATAGATCCGCCGCGAGGTCGATGATTGCCTCGTTGAGCAACGGCTCGAGCCGCGCGTAGTCCTGCCGCAGCGACAGCCCGACGTTCGCCGTGATCGTGTAGGGCCCGTACGGAAAGGTGATGTACTCCTTGGCGTAGATCACGCCCGACGTCCCGTCCGTCCAGTAGTCGGCCGCCGGCACCGTGGTGCCATCGCTATCGACGACCGCCGTGACCGCGCACGGCCGGCGCGGAAACACGAGGGACCGCACCGGATTGCCGTCCGTCTGCGCCTTGTCGATCGCTGTTTGGGATACCGCCGTGATCGGCGTGTCGATCCACATCTCGAGCATCGCCGTCGCCCTGCTCAACAGCGCGGACAACAGCAAATCCTCCGCCGTGGTCTCGATCCGGAGGTAGCTTTTTAGGTCACTTACCGTCGGCAGCGCCACGGGATCGCCTCGTCAAAAGGAAAACAGAACCGCCGTCCAGCCGCTCGAGATGGTCGCGACCACCCCGAGCGACGGGTTCGGCGTTCGCCTTACGGCGTCACCGCGTCGTCAAGGACGACGAACGGCGAGTGCGGGTTCACCTTGTTACCCGAGCCGTCGATCTTGTACGCGTACGTGGACGTCGGGAGCGGGATACCGCCGCCACGCGCCACGAAACGGTACGTCGTGACGTCCTGCACGAACGCCACGTGGATCGAGCTTTCCACGGTCAGCGCCTGACGCAGGCCCATCGCGTAGAAATCGGGGTTGACAAGGCAGATATCGGCCTCGGTACCGAGCGCCGGCAGCAGGTCCGTGACGATGACTGGCAGACCGAGGAGCAGCATCTGCGGCTTGTCGCGGAGGTTCGCGATCCAGGTGACCATCGTGTTGTTGGTCGTCTGGAGCGCAAAGAGCTGCGCCATCGCGTTCCGCGTGACCATCCAGACGCTGTTCGCGCCGTGCGTATGCGACTGGTACATCTTGAACGCGTCCACCGCCGTGAACGTGCTGGCCGTGGCACGGGTCACCTTGATGAGCGCCGTGTTGTTCGTGTTGAACGCGCCGAGCGGCTCGTTGCTACCCGTGCCGTCGATCGTGATGTCTTCGTTCAGCTTGTTGATAATCTGCGACCCGACCGCCGACGTCACTTCGGCCGGCAGCTCGCCGGTGAAGTCGTCGCCCAGCAATTCGTCGCCGAACTGCGTGATGGCCGCGTATTTGTACATGGTCAGCAGACGCTGCGCGAACGTCGGCTCGCGGGTCGGCTTGGTTGAGCCTTCGCCGAC